TGCTCGAAGAGTGGGGCATCGAGGTTGACGACCCGGACAAACATCATCAGATCCATGCTTTCATGATCGGCAGAAGGTTGATCCGGCTGATTCTCAACCCGCATCCCTTGGGCAAGCGTCCCTATCATCTCGCTTCTTTCGTTGCGGGCGACACCATCTGGGGCAAAGCTCCGCCGCAGCTGCTCAAAGATTCGCAGAAGGCGGCCAATTCGGTCTACCGCGCAGCCATCAATAACTGTGCAATGGCCTGGGGGCCGATGAGCGAGGTCAACAAGGACCGGCTGGCGGCAGGAGAGAGCGCGCAGATTCACCCGCTCAAGCAGTTTATGACCACCGACGACATGCAGACCGGCCAGCCTGCGGTGCGCCTGACCGATATTCCGTATAAGGGCGACGCCATGCTGCAAGCGCTGGCCGAACTTGAGCGGCGCGCAGACGATGAGAGCGGTATTCCCGCTTACGCGCACGGTCAGCAGGATGTGGGCGGCGCAGGCGATACGGCAAGCGGTCTCTCGATGCTGCTCAACATGGCGACCAAAACCATCAAGGACGTGGTGCGCAACATTGATGACGCCATTGAAGGGCTGATTGAGGGCTTTTTCGTGTGGAACATGGAGTTTCACCCCGACCAGAGCGCCAAAGGTGACCTTCGCGTTGAGGCCAAGGGCTCAAGTGCGCTGGTGATTAAAGAGCAGATGACGATTCGCTTGCAGGAATTCTTGCAGCAGACCGCAAACCCGGTCGATATGCAGATCACAGGGGTTGAGGGCAGAGCCTACGCGCTGCGTGAATCAGCCAAGGGGCTTAACCTCGAAGCAGACAAGTTGGTTCCCGGCACTCCGACCAACCAGGTCATGAGTCCGCAGCACCAACAGCAACCGTCCCAGCAACCGCAGACATTAAACCAGGCAGGTGAGCCGGCCGGTGGGCAGGATGCTATGTTGCCGGAAGCGAGGGCGTATGGACAATAATTATTTCGCGCTGGTTTTTCGCACGCTCGAAGGCAAGAAGGTAGTCGAAGAACTCAAGCGAGAACTTTTCCACCTGGACGCCGTAAGCCGTAAGCTGCGGGGTGAAAGACTGCTTGAAAACACCATCCGGCGCGACACTTACCGGGAAATCATCGAAAAGTTTAGTCAGTCCGCCGACCCTTCGCGTAACATGGAGGAAAGAAAGGATTGGGCGTGAGCGACACCGAAATTTTAGAGATGATCGAGAAGTTTAAAGGCATTCTCGGGCGAGGCAACGGGCAGATGACGATTAACTTCGCCGGCGGGAAGCCAAAGAACATCAAGGTGTCGATGGATGGCGACGCGCTCTCACAGCAAAAAAGGGTGCGCATAGCCTCCTGATTCTCTGACAACTAAATAACGGGCTTATCTGAATAAGAGGCCGATGCAACGAGTTTCACCGCTCGTTTTGCGTCGGCCTCTTTTTTTGTTTCACCCGGGCGAAATTCCCAACGGCTTTCGACCCGACGCAATAGCAAACGCGGGATTCCTTTCAAGGCTCTCGCACATCACAGGCGATTCCAAACAAGGCTCGCCGGGAGGACAAACGTCAATGGCACAACTACCTGACGCCGTACAACGGCAGATCGAAGAGGCTGAACGGCTCGAAGCAGGCATCAGCGAGGCTCCCGTAGAGGATTCCCCTGAAGAGCAAGCGGATTCCCCCGAGGCTCCGCAAGAGGAAACCCCCGACCCGAAAGATGAGCGTATTTCTGAGCTTGAACGAGAGCTTCAGTCCGCGCGTGTCGAGCAGGGCCGGGTCAAGACCCTCAATCAGCAGCTTCGCACGGCACAAGAGCAGATCGAACAGTTGCAGTCCGAAATTGAAACCCTCAAAACCCAAGAACCGCAGGCTCCCGTCTCAAGCGCTAAGCGCGATGAGTTGGTGGATTCCTACGGCGAGGATCTTGTCAGCTACATGGAAGAGGTGGCAAATGCCCAGGCCGCAAAGCTTCAGGGCGAGATTGACCGACTGAAGGGCGATACCGGAGAGGTCAGGCAGGCACAGGCCGCAAGTCAGCAGGAACGCTTCTGGTCAAGCCTCAATGCTGCACATCCCGACTGGCAAAAGATCCAGGCCACCAAAGAGGGGCAGGACTTTCTTCTGTCGAGCGTGCCCTACGACATGCAGGGGCGCACCTTCGATGATCTGCTGCAAGAGGCCGCAAGATCGCACAACGCGCAGGCCGCAATTGACGTGTTCGGTGGCATGAAGCGCCACATCGAGGCCAACAAGAAGGCGTCTCCGCAGGACCGGGCGAAATCCCAGGTCGTTCCCGGCAAGGGGCCGGGGGGAACGCCGCCGACTCAAAACACCAAGCCGACCTTCACGCAGCGAGAGGTCCATCAAGCCTCACTCGAATACGCCAAGAACCAGTCGCTTGATATCCCGCAGAAATACGGGGCCAAGACGATTGAAGAGTGGGACGAGATGGTCAACCTGGCAGCACTCGAAGGGCGGCTCAAGTAAAGGATAACCAGCCATGAGTGTACCTGTTTCCGTACAAAATCCGAGTGCATACGGCTCTGCCGCCTATGCCGACAATTCCGGCCACATGCTTGAGACCGTATTCAGCGCAAAGACCCTGCGCAATTTCTACGGCTCGACCGCGCTGTGGGACATCTCAAACACCGACTATGAGGGCGAGGCCAAGTTTAACGAAAAGGTCATGATTCGCCGCGACCCCGATCCGACCTTCACCGAATACACCAAGGGTAAGACGGTGACGTTCGAGGACGCAGAGACCCCGGCCATCGCGCTTGAGATCAACAAGGCGCAGAGCTTTGCCGTCAAGCTCGACAAGATCGACATGGCGCAGACCAAGCTCAAGCCCCTGGACCGCGCTTCCGAAGTGGCCCGCAAGAAAGCCAAGCTCATCATCGAAACCGACGTGTTCGGCGGCGCTTACACCGGTGCGGACGCGGCCAACATCGGCGCAGCCGGCGGAGCGATCTCCGGCGACATCAACTTCGGCACCGCCGCCGCCCCCCTGACCCTGGTCTCTGGCGCTCCCACTACGGGCGAGGTCAATGTGATCGAGTGGATTACCCGCCTTTCCCAAGGTCTCTACGAGCAGGAAGTCGAGCTTGACGAGGGCAGCGGCTGGATTCTTCTGCCGCCCAAGATCGCATCGTTGATTAAGAACTCCGATCTCAAGGACGCCTCGATCACCGGCGATGGCAAGTCGATGCTGCGCAACGGTCGGCTCGGCATGATCGACCGCTTTACCCTCTACGTCAATAATCGCGTGCCCATCGTTACAGTTGCGGGCACCCCTAATGTTTTGTCCTACCAGGTCATGGCCGGCACCAAGGAAGCCCTGACCTTCGCCATGCAGCTTGAGGACATCAACTATCACGAAAAACTGGAAACCACCTTCGGCTCCGGCATCAAGGGTCTGTTCGTGTGGGGTTCCAAGGTCGTGCAGCCCAAGGCGCTGATCACTTCTTGCGTTGCCAAGTAACCAACCGGGGGCGGGAAACCGCCCCCTTTTCCTAAAGGACTCCCAAGGTGAACGAATACCTGAAAAACAACGTGACCGGCGTAATTTTCCCTGCCACCGCGCATCTTCTCAAAAATCGCGGCAACCTCGATCTGTCCTATGCCACCGAAAAAGAGTACCTGGCGCAGATGGGCGGAGAGAAACCGAAGGAAGAAGAGCCCGCAGAGCTTGACGCCAACCGCATTACCGAGCTTGCAGAAGCCATCGCAACGCTCGACCGCGACAACCCCAAGCATTACCTCGCAGACGGCAAGCCCGATGCGCGCGCGATCTCAAGCGTGGTGGGTTCTCGCGTGACCAAGGAAGAGCGCGACCTGGCCTGGGACGCATTCAAAGAGCAGTCGGAGGAATAAATGGCAACCATTCTCGCGCAAACCCTGATTGACCGCTCCCAAACCCTGATTCAAGACCAGTTGGGCACCCGCTGGCCTGCGCCGGAGCTTTTGAACTGGCTCAATGACGGTCAGCGCGAAGTGGTTCTTCTCAAGCCGGACGCGCACGTTAAAAATGAAGCGGTGCAGATGCAGCCAGGCACCAAGCAAAACATCCCCCCATCAGGCAATGTACTGATCGACGTACGGCGCAACATGGGGGCAAACGGTGTGACGCCGGGGAGAGCAATTACCCTGACCGATCGCCGTATTCTCGATGAGCAGTTGCGCGACTGGCATTTCGCTGCTGAGAATTCAACCGCTATTCATTACATCTTCGACCCGGCAGATCCCAAGCATTTCTATCTTTACCCGGCCCAACCTTCGCCTGCGCACTACGTTGAGTTGATCTACTCCGCCGCGCCCGATGACGTGGTTGATCCGGCAACCGGCACCATCAGCATTGACAATATCTATTCCAATGCGCTGGTGGACTATATCGTTTACCGCGCCTATTCCAAAGACGCCGATTACGCCGCCAACGACGGGCGCGCCAACCAGCATTACAACCGCTTTCTGATCGCGCTTGGCCTCAAGGCCCAGGGGCAGGACAGCATCTCTCCCGTGAGGCGTGAAGGATGAGTTTAGAAGACCTTGCCGCAGAACTTGCCCCCGACTTTCCCGGCTGCCCGTTTCCGACGCTGATTGCGAAGCTAGAGCAGATCCAGCGTGAACTTGAAAGCCAGAGCATCGAGTACCCTGACGAATTTCCAGAAGCCCTGTCTTTCGGTGCGCGCTGGAAGCTCTTCTCCATGAACGGGCGGGAGTGGGCCGACCGCACGCAGGCGCAGGACAATTACACGCTCTATCGTGAGGCCAGACACAAGGCCAAGGTCGCAACCGCTCACGCAGCGCCGGACTACACCGGACGCTCCACGGTGCCTGGATTCTAAAGGCAAAAGTCATGAACGAAGAAATCCTCGCAAACAGAAGGCTCGACCGCACGCTGCGCATGTACCTCAACGACTGCCCGGCGGACACTCTGGACGCGAGGATGTCACTTCTGCGAGAGACACTGCGTGGGTATCTGCCTGCCCTCAAAGATAAGGGTCCATCCGGCGCACTCATGCACTCGTGGATGCAGGTGCTTTACGACGATATGAGATATGACGACTTCCGCGCTTTAAATCGGCACCGGCTGAGCCAGTTGGAAGAATCCATTAAGAGGCTGTCTAAATGAATCCGTCACTAAAAAAGCTAGCAATCGAGATTTCCAACGATTCTGAGTCACGCGGATACGCCAGTATGACCGCAGAACAAGCGGCAATCGACTTGAATGAATCGCGTTATCTCGTATTGCATGAGGCATGGCTTAACG